ACGTAGGGAGCAAGGCAGCGCCGAGCGGTGCCCCGATGCCTGTGGCCATAAGGGCCGCGCTGGCAATGGCTGCAACGGGGGCAAACCACTTCTGCTTCCAGAAAGGCGTGAACTGCGGCATGCCGGTGTGGGGGTTGATCGTAGGCTCACCCCAGTTCTTGACCAGCTCGTCATATTCTTTTCGATTGATGTGGATGATCAGTTCGTCGCCGCCAACGCCTGCGTCACGAACGCGGCGCGCTTCTGCGGCAAGGCCGCCCTTCGCATAATTCTGGGGCTCACGCGGAACGACAATCCGCACCGGCTTGGTCCCTACGCGGCCACCTTCGTAGAACATGGCCATTGGGTTGCCGCGAAACGACGAATCGGCGGCATCGTTGGCCAGAGGCTGGTAGTTGGCGGGATAATCAGCAGTGTAAGTCGTCATCTCAGCCACCGGGGAGGTTAACGGCACGGGTGAAGGCGAATGCCCATTCCTGCCAATCGTTATAGTTCATGGGGTTTGGCGGGTTCTGCGCTCCTACTGTGAAGAACGATACTACACCTAAAGCCCAATTTTGCCACTTCTCTGGATCGTCCAAACGGCCAATCGTCCCATATTTCTCAAGACTATAGACCATCGAATCGGTCCAGTCAGTAACTGTCATGCCGCGAGGGTCGATCATCCGAGGAGCGTCCCGTCGCTGGTTTCAATGTGAGCGATGCACTGACCCATCTGGTAGTTGCCGCCAACCACATTGGATTTGAAGATAAAGCGCATTTCGCGCCGGGTTTCCTTGAAGAACACGACCTGCTCTTCAGGCGAGTTCGCCGTAGCTGGGAATGCGTGCTCGTCGCTGGTAACCTCGGGGGACCGAGCGTTGGCGCGGCCCGTGACTTGGCACGTCATCTCGCCGCTCTGGATGAAGTCGGGCTCGATGTAGGTCACCCGCAAGGAGCGGTTTTTCGGCTGCTGCTGATCGGCAACGGCAGATATGTCGGCCGTCTGGAAATAGGACGGGATGGAATTTATTTGCGTCCCATCAATCTCATCAAGGCCGAATTCCATCTGCCAAAGCTTGTAGAAGCCGCCGTCTTCAACGACGCCTGCCGTGATCGGGTACTGGTACACGGTGACGAATTTCGCGGCAGAGCGGCCGTTATTAGGTAGCTCGGTGTCATACCAAGTGTTCTCTCGCACATTGTAGATCACGGCGTGGGTGCACTCTGTAGCATTGCCACGCGGGTAGCACCACCAGATCTCGCCGAAGCGCGGAACCTTGTATGCAAACACCTTCTGGCGCTGCGCATAGTTGAGGTTGTCGAAGAACCAGTTCTGATTGAGCTGGTTCGGAATTTCGCGCACGACGCCGTTGAACATGAGGAAGCGATCAACGCCGCACCAGTAGAAGATGCCGTCGTATTCAACGGGCGACTGCGACGACAGGATTGAGCTTTGCGTGGTCAGTGTGTCGAACTGGAAGACAGCCGTGCCGCCCACGAATGTGCAGCGGATCAAGCTGTCCAAGGACCAGAACAAACCAGCCGGTGCATTGCCGGGGCCCGCGCGAAGCGGCAGCGCAGCCACGATCTTTTGGGCCGTAACGTAAGCAGAACCGGAGCCTGTGCTTGCCCAATCGTCTGGATCGTTGGCAACGCTCCACGCCACAAAACCGTCTGAGCCATAAACAAAAGTGTATGGATACAGGCTTACAACACCGCCAGACACGGCTGGTGCGCTGTTTGCGATCAGATCGACGGTGTCGTTGACCAGACCCCAGTAGAGCGTGGATGTCGCATCGCTGTCGATCTCGGCAAGGTTCAAGCCGGGGTGAGCGAAAATATAAGATCCGGGCGTGACGCCGACAGAATCGTAGGTGACGTCAAACGTCCAAAGGTTCCTGTCATCGGCAGGAAACCCTGTCGGCGTTCTATCAACAATGCTGGTCACAAGGCCGTTCTGGTTGACCTGAAACTGCGTCAGGTAGCTTTTGCTGCCAGACATCAAATAGAGCAGGCCGTTCTGGTTAAAGCCGCTCAAGCCGCGAGATATCTCGGGCATTTCGTTGCTGATGCGACGATAACCGAACATCTTGCGCGGAAGACCGCGCTGGAACCTGCACCACTGCCCATCGACATAGAAGCCGTTCTCGAAGCGAGTACCGTCTCGCTTGATGCCGGGCAGTGATTTGATGATGTAAGGTGCCATCAGCCGAGCGCCACTGCATATTGGACTGCGATGTCGGCTGCTTCTGCGGGGCTGACGGCATCAAGAGCCGCGCGGCCGGCAGCGGCATTGGCAGCCGTAAAGACTGCAATACCCGTCGATGTGCCGCCGAGATTAACACGAGCGCCGGAAGCGGTTGTAGCACCCGTGCCGCCATCTGCGACAGGGATCGGCGTAGCAATGCCAGCGCTTGTCTGGGCCTGAACGACGTTTGTGCCATCGCAATACAGAATTTGCGCTTCGCCCTGCGGGACGATAATGCCAGTGCCTGCGCTGGTTTTAACCGTGAGCGAGAACGATCCCGTCGTGTCGTTCGTGATCCAATACTGTTGGATCGTGGCCGGAACAATGATGTTTCGGTTGCCAGTGAGGATGCCAAACAGATTGTATGCAACGCGGTTCAGTTCAAACGTGGACAGCGTGTAATTGCCAGTGCCTGCAACGTCGATTGCGAGATAGTCAAAGGTTCCAGCCGTAGCCTGTGTCAGGCCAACGGTGTAGAAACCGACGCCGTCGCAGATAATCATGCACGAATCTTCAGGCGCGATCACAAGCGTTGAGCCGCCGTCGATCAGTTCAGCCGAGCTTGGGTCAAGAGTGATGTTGCTCGATCCGCTGTTGCGGATGTAGCAGAACCAGTCTGAGCCAAGTGTTGATGCCGCAGCGAAAGAAACCGTGCCGCTCGCGCCAGTCCAATTGATTAAATGGGCGCGCTCAGATGTGTTCAGCGTATATGCCGAGTTCAGCGCGAAAACGACAATCGCTTGGTTCAGCGTTGTCGTGATTGCCTTGAGACCAAGGCCAGCAAGAGCGCCAGCATTGGCCGTCGAGGTCGTAGCCCCGAACTGGTACGAAGACCACACGCCAGAAACCGTGCTGTTGCTGGTCATGTAGACCTGCCAGAGCTGGCCAGCGGCTATGCTGCAGATCGTCGTGCCTGTGCTGGTAACGACAGTAAATGTCGTGCTGCCCACGTTGTTGAACAGGAAGCACTCGCCCACAGACGCCTGATTGGCAGCCGGCAAGAAAACCTTGCGGCTCGTGCCGGTGCTGTTCACGTTCATGATGCGCGCGGCAACATAATCGTAAGCGTCGGTGTTGGAATTGGTTTCCAGCGGCCACGCAAGGACGACGTCTGTCGTGGTCAGATTGAAAGGCAAATACGAGACATCTGACGGGTAGATGTTCGTGCCACCAAAGACGTCGGTATAGGTTGTCATTTAGACCTCCTTGCGGCGAGCAGAGCGGTCGAGGATCTTCGCCAAGTCTTCGCCGTTGAGCGCCTGTGCGGCGCGGTCATACATGGATTGCCAGACTTGGATGCGCTCGTCGTTCTTCAGGAACGGGGTCGCCTCTAAAAGCGCACCGTAGAGGAGCACCTGCGGTGCGTAATCGGTGAGCCAGTTGGTCTGGTTTGTGTCGTCGAGCAGGGGCAGGAGCTGATAAACGAGCACTTCAAATGGGTATGCGGCATCAGGTGTGGGGGCCACAATCCAATTGTTGTAGTCATATTCGGCATAGAACAGGGGTACGCCGGTCTGTGTCCGGTCGGGCCAGTATTCGCGGACGTACTCGTAAGAGCGGGCGAAGAGCTGTGTGTAATCATTGTTCTGGTCGCCTGTGCCGTAGTTGAAAGACACAGTCGTGCGCCAGCGGTCGGGCTTGGGGTAAACAGCAAGACCCGGCTGCATCGTGCTGGTGACGACGTTGATGAGACCTTCGACCTTTAGCTCGCGGGCAATCCTGCGCTCTGCCAGATTGATCAGGCGCGGGAGTTGCTCAAAGACGATCTGGTCAGTCGCGAACGTGAAGCCGCGTTCCAGATATCTGCGCATGTCCTCCTTGAGGGAGGCAAAGGTCATGGTCTCAGCCATTGCGGTTCTTCTCGTAAGCCTGCGCCAGCTTAACATCATATGCGTTTTGGGCATAGCCGGGGCCGTTGTAGCCACGGGCAAATTTGGCCCAGTCTTTGTTCATCAGCTCGTCCTGCAGGCCGGCAGACTTGATGAAGGCTGCCATTTGGCGGAGCTGGCCAGCTTCTGATTCGCAGGCCTCTTCGACCATGGCCTCGACAGAGGCGCATCCAGCCATCTTGAAGTTGGAGCCCATGATCTGGCCCAGACCCCACGAGGTGGACAGGAGAGCTGCTTCCTCATCGATGGTGCAGGCGCGCTCGATCTCCGCATAGACCGCGTCGGAGCCCTTCGGGTAGGGCTTCGTGCCCCACTTCGGATAGGCCAGACCTTCAGCCTCGGCATTGGCCTGCAGCCCCGGCGCGTCCTTGAGGTGCTTGTAGAAGTGGTGGCGCTCAAAGAGGGCCTTGGGGCGTCCAGCCTTGTCGAAGCCGGATCCTGCAGCCTCAACCGCGATCACGGCGCGGAAGGCCGCGACCTCGACCTTAAGGTCGATTGCGATCTGGTCGATCTCTTCGGGGGTAACTTTGCGAGCCGCGCCTTTGAATTCCATCACTTTTCACCCTTGAGAAGTTCGTTCTTGGCCTTTGAACCGGCCGACGAGCCGAAATAGTAGGCGATAACGCCTGTGAAAGCAGTCTGGAGAGCGCCGAGCATCAGCAAGAGTGCTTCGTTGCCGTTCTTGGGCACGCCGTAGACGAACATCCAGAAGAGAATGCCGAAGAAGCCGACTGTGATCGCTGCCGCCAAGATCTTAGGCGTGTGGTCGCCTGTGAACATCTCCCGTTTGCGGGCGCTGTCCCGATCACCAGCGCTGATGCGCTCAAGGTCAATCTCCAGCTCGGCCATACGGGTCTTGAAGTCGGCGTCAATTTGCTTGATGGCGGCAAGCTGATCCGGCGTAGCCGCCTGCAAAGCTTTTGCAATGTCGGCCTCTGATCCCGTCTCGTTGCCGAGCAGGACGTTGGACAAGGTCTTTGCTGCAAGACCAGCAAGCGGGCCGCCGAGGGCCGTCGCGAGGGTGGGGGCAAGTTGTCCAAGAAGGGGCCCCGCTACCTTTAGAATGTCCATTCTATCCCCCTATGTCCGCCGGAATACACGCGCCACGAATTGCGAGATTGTATGCATAGCCTCGCCTGTGCGTTTCTTTAAGGTCAACCAAAGCTCTTTGACACGTTGCATCATCTTGCATCACCATGATTGGCATGAAGTACATGACATTCGTCGTTTGAACATCAAGCATCCAAGCAATGAGGACCACCTTCGCGGTGATCATTTTCTCTGCTCTAAGAGGTATAGGCGCTTATCAAGCTCTGCCCGCATCCGTTCCATCTCAAAACGGATAGCAGAACGAGCACCAGCGGCGTCCGCAGTCATGTCCATTCGGCTCTTCTCAATAGCAGCCATAGACCGTTCACGATCCAGCGTCATCGCTGCACGAGCCAAAGCCGCATCGCGCTCCACCTTGTCAATCTTGTCATTAAGGCTCTCTCTGATCTGAGCCATATCAATCGTCGTGCCTTGCGGCGGGATCGCTTTGTTCTCAGCGTTCACGACCACCGCAATTTTGGACTTGAGTTGAATAAGTTCGTTGCTCGCATTGGACAGGCTGCCCATGAGATAGACCACACACGAGAACAGGATCGGGATACCGGCGAAGACGATCTTCTCAACCAGCGCCCCTTTCGAGGAGTTCGCCGCCATTTCGAGAGCCATCTTCTCTTGTTTGTCTTCAGTGGTGCTGCTCATGGCTTGTCTGCCTTTGCTTCAAGCTTGTCATAGATGCGCTGGAACATCTGCTCGATATGCTCCATGCGCTTGTCGAGATCCACCTTCATGACATAGCTTTTTGGCAAGTCTGTCTCGATCTCATGCAGGTCGCTGCGCAGTTCTTTGACAGCGCCCCACATCTCGCGCGCAAACCACCCGCCGACGCCAGTCGCGAGCATGAAGGCGGCATTCATCATCGTCTGGTGGTCCATTACGCACCTTCGACAGGATCAGGCGGCAGCGGCTCGTTGCCTTCAGCAAGCCATTCCAGATATTCTTTTGCGGTGACGAGGCAGCTTTCTTGACGGCCATCGGGCCATTCGCGCCAAACGACATCAATTTCGCGACTAGGCGACTTAGGAAGCAACTTCCACTGTGGATTTGTCATAGTTCGCATCCCGTGAACAGAATTTGGCAAGGCAACGTGTTTACCCACAGAACAGTAGCACTTCCGGCCACAAGACCGGATGCAACGGCGACATCAATGACCCCACCATAGGGAGAACCACCATTAAAATTAACAGCAGATGCAGTTGAACGGGTTGTATTCGCCTGCGTTACTGCAAAGTTAGTCGCGTTTGTAACCGATATTCCTGTCGGGAAAACACGAGCGGGAACTTGAAACGGAATGGCTACTAGTGCGTTTGTCGCCGCATATGATTGGCCTACAGGCCCCTGACCAGTTCCAGTTGATGTTGGTATGAATGCCGGTAAATACCTCTGACACAACGCCAACTCCGTGCCATACAGCCGACGCTCAAACGGAGTTGCGACCGTGCCGACTTCAAGCTGGACGCCGGTGATATAGAAGGTTGCGCCGTTGGTGCCTACGACTGACGTTGCGCCTGTGGCTGAAGCATAATTAGCTGCTGACCAAGACCCTGCCGTTCCACTTAATGTAGAACCAACGCCTAATCCAAAAGCCAAATAAATACCGACACCATTAGTTGTAAGCCATGTTCCGGTTGTATCGCCAGCGATTGTTATAGATTTTTGTTCCCATGTATTAGTTGATGAAACCGTATAGCTAAATGGGTAAGAGCGATTTACAGCAGAGTTTCTTAAAGAACCACCAAAAGTTCCTGTTAAAGAACTGCGTACCCAAAATGAAAGAGTTATTGTTTGAGCGTTTGCAGTACCCCAATTAAGGTCTGTAATATTAAGCCCTTCAATTGGTTGCACTAACACAAACTGTTCGCTAGAACCAACCGTATATGCAGAAGATGATGTTACACCAAGATAGTTAATAAATCCCGCTGGTGAAGTAACTGAGCCAGCGTTTTGTTGAATGGAAAATTTAGAAGCTTGACTTCCAAAACCCAACCATCTGTCCAGAGTATAGGTATTAGCTCCTGCACCAATAGTAACACTCGCCCCCGCATTACGCTGGTCAATGACCATCGCGCCGTTGATGATGCGGTTGCGCAGATACGACGAACCCATCGCCAGCGTATTCGTGACCGAAATGTTTCCATCCGACGACATACGCATAACCTCAACGCCGCCTTCAGCAAAGGCAATCGTATCAGCAGCCGGGAAAAACATGCCGGTGTTGGCGTCAGTGCCACGAATGGCAGGAGCTGCAGCCGAGCCATCAACGTCGGAAAGGCCGTTGGAGCCACTTAGAATGAGGGTCATTTATTTAGCCTCCAGCGTAGCCACGCGGGCCTTGAGTGCGTCGTTCTGGGCTTTGAGTTCCTGCACGGCGGCGACGAGGTGGACAACGATCTTGCTGTAGTCCACGCCTTGCGGTTTGATAGTGCCGTCTTCGTTGACCGCA